TCTTAAGATTATGGGTGACGTAGAACCATTTGAATGGGGTCCTGAATCTACTATTCATATCCCTGAAGATGGTAATGTAGAAATGATGCCACCAAATGCTGCAGCTTTCCAAGTAAACAATGAAATTGCAGCTTTATTACAGCTTATGGAAGAAATGGCAGGAGCTCCTAAAGAAGCTATGGGCTTCCGTACTCCTGGTGAGAAGACAGCTTTTGAAGTACAACAGCTACAAAATGCTTCATCTAGAATCTTCCAAAATAAGATTAACAAGTTTGAAGTAGAGTTCTTAGAACCTATACTTAATACTATGTTAGAAATGTCTAAGCGTAACTTAGATATCGTTGAAGTCGCTAAGATTATGGATGATGATCTAGGTGTAGCTGATTTCTTATCTGTTACCAAAGAAGATATTACAGCTCGAGGTAAATTAAGACCTATGGGAGCACGACATTATGCTGCTAGAGCACAATTGATACAGAATATGCTAGGTGTATTTAACAGTCCTATGGGACAAGCTATTGCACCACATATCTCTGCTAAACGTTTAGCTAAGATGGTAGAAGAGTATATGGGCTTTGAGAAGTATGAGTTCATTAAAGACAATGCTGCAATCTTCGAACAAGCAGAGACACAGAGGTTAGTGAACCAAGTGCAGAAAGATATGCAAATGGAGAACACTGAACCTTCGTTAGATGAGTCAATGATTCAAAACGACCTTAGAAAGATGGAAGGTAGTCAATAAATTACTTGACTTTTAGATCAACTTATGGTATAATAATTATATGGATTTAAAATCTGATAAAGCAAAAAAGCTGACAAAACAAGAGGTATTTCTCGAGTTACGTCAGTATATCAGAGAACAAATTGAATTGTCAAGACGTAAGCAGTTAGATGAAGATAATTTTAGTCTACCTGCTTGGTCTGAGCATCAAGCGTATCAAAATGGCTTTCAAAAAGCCTTTTCTAAACTGTATAATCTTATTCCTGACCAAGGAGAAAAATAATGGCTGAAGAGCAAACTAATGAAGTAACACAAGAAACCGTTGAACCAACTACCCAAGAGGCTCAACAAAATGATAACCCAACACCTGCTTTTGAAATTCCGACAGAAGCTCAAGAGTTTGTAGGCGAGGGTAAAAAGTATAAATCTGCAGAAGATGCGTTAAAATCAGTTCCTCATGCACAAGAGCATATTCAGACTTTAGAGGCTGAAATGGCTCAACTAAAAGAAGAACTGTCTAAACGTAAAACAGCAGAAGAATTACTTGATGAAATGAAGTCTGGCATCCAACAAGAGACTACCCCTCAAGAAGGAATTAGCCAAGATAAATTAATGGAGATAGTTAATAATACTCTTTCTCAGAGAGAGATGCAATCTAGAGCTAAACAAAATGCTGATTCAGTTGCTCAAAAGTTCACTGAACAATTTGGCACAGAAGCTGAAACAGTATATAACTCATTAGCTAAAGAAGCAGGATTAACTGTCAAACAATTAAATAACTTAGCTTCTACATCGCCAAATGCAGTATTGAAGTTAGCAGGTATTGGTGCTAAACCTACTACGGTAGCTAAAACATCAAGCTCTGTTAATACTGAAGCTTTAAATGCTAGTGCAAAACCTCAAGAACTCTCTGCGAGAGTACCTAAAGGTGCTAGTACTAAAGACTTAGTAGCTGCATGGAAGGCTGCAGGAGAAAAGGTAAAATCTCAACTTTAATTTATAAGGAAATATTATGGCTCAATTAACTAGCAATACAACTGCGTTCATCGAATCGCAACAGTATTCTCAGTTCATTCTTGAGAACTTACATGATTACTTACTTCCTGAAGGTATGTGGAGAGATGTATCAGACTTCGGTTCAGGCACAACTCTTAACATCAAAACAGTAGGTACAGTAACATTACAAGATGCTGCTGAAGATACACCTCTTAACTATTCACCTATCGACACAGGTAACTTAACACTTTCTATTACTGACTATGTTGGTGATGCTTGGAAAGTGTCTGATGATCTTCGTGAAGATGGTACTCAAGTAGATGCTTTAATGTCTATGAGAGCTATGGAATCTACTCGTGCTCTTGGTGAAAACCACGAATCACGTTTTTTAGCTGTTGCTAACGCAGCTCAGACTGGTGCTGATGCTAACTTAGTAAACGGTAGACCTCACCGTTGGGTTGCAGGTGGAGCAGGTGCTTCTACTCGTAACATCACATTAGAAGACTTCATCGCTATGAAATTAGCGTTTGATAAAGCTAATGTTCCTGCAGGTGGTCGTATCGCAATCGTTGACCCAGTTGTGGAAGCTACATTAAACAGCATCCAAAACTTAGTTAGCGTATCTAACAACCCAATGTTCGAAGGTATTGTAACAGAAGGTTTTGCTCGTGATCATAAGTTCGTTAAGAACATCTTTGGTTTCGATATCTACACTTCTAACTTCTTACCATCACTAACAGCTACAGAAGCTATCGATGGTTCAGGCTATGGCTTGGCTGACGACACTGCTGAAGTTGGTGACAAAGCAAACGTATTCATGTGCGTGGCTGACGATTCATGTAAGCCTGTTATGCACGCATGGAGACGTGCTCCAAAAACAGAAGGTTGGAGAGACCAAGAAGAAAGAGCTGACAAGTTCCAAGTAACTTCACGCTTTGGTTTCGGTGCTCAACGTGTTGACACATTGGGTGTAATTTTAACTGACGAAGCAACATACTAAGGAGATTAACTATGGCTTTCGAAAATGATGCAAAACGTGGTGTAGCTAATCACTATGGTGTTCGAACAACTGATGCTAAGTATGGTGGTCAGGCTAAATCAACAGGTAAGATCAAACGTGCTGAGTGGACTTTCACTTATGACGACTTACCAGTAGCAGGATCTAACAACTTAGGTCATGTTATTCCTGCTAACGCAACAATCGTATCTGCTAAATTCATCGCTGAAGAAGCATGGACTACAGGTACTGCACTTAATGTTGGCTTATATAAAGCTGACGGTTCAGGTGTAGTTGATGCTGATGCGTTTGATGCTATTGCTAACCCTGCTGCAGGTGATGTAGTAGAGGGTGATGGTGCATTAGTAGGTGCTACTATTGGTGCTGTAGCTGCAGAGTTACAAGTTACTGATACAGCTAGTGACTACGATGGTGGTAAAGCAACAGTTATTGTTGAATACTACACAGTGTAATTAAGGATAGGGGTCTTCGGACCCCACCTTATTCATTAGGAATATATATTTATGACGATACAACATAAGAACATTACAGGAGCTGATCTACATGAGCCTAAAGGTGTAGCAAGTGCTACAGTAGGTAAAGTATATATCTCTGATGGATCAGGATCAGGAGATTGGGAATATCCTCCTGCAAAAGCTCACGCAGAAATGTACATTACAGGTGGTACAACTGCACATACATTAGCAGGTTCATCTGCTTACTCTTTACTTAACCCAAGTGGTGAATGGACAGCAGGTGTTACTAACATTTTAACATCTACTCCTGCAAGTGGTATTATCACACTTAACCAAGCAGGAGATTACTATATTGACTTTTGGGCTAACCTAACAACTACTGCTATTGCTCAAGGAGCAGCATATAACATTAAATATGCTCTTGATGGTACAGTAGGAACTAGAAAAACTACAGTAGTTAAGACTACTAATGGTGCTGATAAACTAACTTTATCTTCTAGTGGCTTAGTTACAGCTACAGCTAACCAAACCTTAGCAATTCATATAGCAGGTGATGCTACTTCTTCAGACGAAGATGTAACAGTTACTGAAGCAGGTTTTACAGTACTATACTTAGGAACATAATATGGCTAAAATGACTCTACTTGAAATGGTACAAGACATTATGTCTGACATGGATGCTGATGAAATAAACAGTATTAATGATACAGCAGAAGGTTTACAAGTAGCACAAATAGTTAAATCTACTTACTATAACATTATCGATGGAAAAGACTTTCCTTGGTTATATGAGCTATTCCAATTAAACACAAGTGGAACTACAGCTAGACCTACACACATGTCTCTTCCTGAAGATATCATTGATCTTAAGTGGATTAAGTACAATAATCGTAAGAACACTGATACTAAAGACAAGTATGAAACTATTGAGTACAAACAACCTGATGATTTCATGGCAATCGTAGAATTAAGAGATAGTTCAGACTCTAAAGTAACAAGTGTTACAGATCCAAGTGGTGTTCTAATCAACATATACAATGATAGAGGACCTAAGTACTTTACTTCTTTTGATGATGAGACATTGGTATTTGATGCTTATGAATCAGCTAAAGAAACTAACTTATCAAACTCTAATACTTCAGTATATGGTAAACGTTCTGTAACCTTTACTATGTCAGATACTTTTACTCCTGACTTACCAGTACAAATGTTTACATACTTACTTGCAGAAGCTAAATCTACAGCTTTTGTTACGCTTAAACAAATGGCTAATCCTAAGGCTGAACAGGTCTCTACTTCTCAAAGACGTAGAATGTCTCAAGAGTCTTGGAAGATTAGTAACGGTATCCATTATCCACATTATGGGAGAAAACGTTAATGCTAACAAGCAATACTAAAG